GTGGTAGTGATCGGGCGCTGGCCAATCTCGTAGTACTTCACGGTGATACTCTTCGAGTGATTGGTACGGGTAGAAGCGCGAAGGATCTGGTCGATAGGACAACTCTCCAACTTCATTTCACAGATACGCTTGTTGATCTGCGTAACATAGAAGTCGTAGTCCTTGTTCTGACCTTCCACTATCTCCTCGCTCTGGGTATGGGAGTTTGCACCTCCCACACCGGTACCAGGACCATCAAGAGGGCCTACCGGGTCTGTGATGGCAGGATCATCTGCAAGGGCAAATGCGCTGCCGGAACTGAGGATCATAACTGCGGTGGCAATCATGAATCCAAACCAATGCTTAAATGTTTTCATTTGCTTGTTGTTTAATGAATTGATGTTTTAACTTATTTGATGCTTATATAGGTCCGGCTGGCCTTCGGCGTTGATAACATCCTCGGTCTTGCTGCGGCTGTGGGCTCCTCTGACAATGTAACCGGCTCCTTTCAGTTTTCCGTAATTCGTTTTCATTAGCCAAACGCATATTTCATGCGATCCAGGGCGGCCATCTGGCTGTCCTTCGGCTTCTCGGGCTTGGCGTTGCCTCCACCACCTCCCACATCGGGTGGCATGTTGCGGCGCTTCTGCTGCTTGTGCTCGAACATGTCGATACGCTCGTTCTTGCCTCGCTTATAGCCTCTGTCCTCACTCTCGGCCATCTTTACGTCGTAGTCTTTAATGCGGAACAGTTTAATGAAATCGTCCTTGGTAAGCTCGAAGTTGGCGGCGCGGCGAATAAAGCCGGTCTTGCTGTCATAGATCCAACTGATAAGGTCCTTCACCTGCTCGGGCTTGTAGTTGGATTCTTTCAGGGCGGCGTCAAGCTCGTCATCCTCTTTCTTCACCTTGGCATCCTTGTCTTTCAGGAAGGCAGCCTCAGCATCTTCATCGGCCTTGCGCTGCTTGCTCCGGCCTGCCCAACGTGCCTTCGCTTTGTCGGGGCCGTTCTGGGCATAGTCCTGGAGATAGTCCACAACATCGTCGTTGCTCAGGAGCCAGTCGCGCAAATCGAAGTCGCTGCCGTCGGGGTTCTTCTTGCTGATAAGGCCGGCAAGGATCTCGGGGGCATACTTGGTACTCTTCAACGCCTCGTTAAGCTTGCCTCGCTGCTCCTGCATCTGGTCATACTTGTCAAGGTCGTCGTTGGCGGCGCCGTACAATGCCTCATCGTCGTCTCCGTTAAACTCCGGATTCGATTTCTTAAAACGGTCCACCATTCTTTGGCGGTTCGTAATAGTCTGTTTCTCAGCGTTTTCTTTTGCCATAACGTTATCGCGATTTGTTTTCTTTGCGTAAAGATAAAGGTACTTTTTTTGTTGGCAGTCATAAAATACCAATCTAAATTGTTATTTTTACCCAATTCACTTAATATCAATACCAAATAAATTTGTTATTTTTGCATAGCCGACTTGATAAAATGAAACATAAGGGCTCTATAACTGACACCTATATCCATCGTGACAATGTTGTTTTGCCGGCATTGTTCCGCAAAGCTAAGGAAGTGGCGAGTTATCCAACCACCATGAAGGAGCTTTGCCAAATAGCTGCGTCTCTGCCCGTGCCCTATTTCTGTATCAGCTATGATGCGGCTCTCGACTATATCCGTAACCGGCTGCTGCATGGTAGGATAAAACGGTTTAAGACTGAGTACAAAAACCAACTCTTTGAAGCGCTCTACCAAACGGTGCTCTCGCTCATGGAGGATGGGCGGCGCGACATAAAGAAGGTTACGCTACTGGCACTCGACAAACCGGCCCCCTGCGTGGGTATTTCTCCGGTCTGCATAATGAATAAGCTCTACGATTTAAAGAATAAAAAGTTCAAAGTTCAAAGTTCAAAGTTCAAAGTATAATGACAAAGTTCTACATCACACTGGCTTTCTGCCTGCTGCTCATTCCGTTCATAGCACACACATCGTGGTTTGCTGTGGGGGCCTCAACGGCTCTCTACACTCACTTCGTGTATATGTTCGGACACTCTGGCTGGCTTCATTGGGCCGTAAATGCCTGGAGCCTGTTGATGTTGCACAATGCCATACGATGGTACCGACTGCTGGCGGCCTACGTGCTCTCGGTACTATTGTCTTTCGTCTACCTGCCTGCACTTCCTGTGGTGGGAATCTCTGTTTTCGTGGTGTTCCTGCTGGGTATGGCGGCCACTCAGATATGGCGTCGGGATCGGTGGGCACTCGGCCTCACCATGGGATTGCTCCTCATGGGGTGCTTTCTGCCAGGCTTCGCCGGTGTCTATCACGTGGTGATGTTCTGTCTCGGCTTCGCCTTCTATCGGCTGGAGCGTCTTGTTCGTCGGGTTGTTAATTACGCGCAACGTGGCAACAGCGACTAAGATAAAGAAACAAGCAAAGATGCCTCACGCGCTCTTTGATAGTATCATCAAGGAGGATAAGCGCCGTATCTTGGTGCTCTTTGAGGGCTACGATCCCATGACGGGCCGTAATGCTCCTGGAAAGCGCTTCCGGTGCGTGCTCACCGATTTCTTCGCCGGTCAGGAACTGTGGCTTCCTGTTGAAATGTTGAAGTCGTCGTTTGTCTGTGCGCTCGTCAAGGCTGGCTCTATACGCTCCTATATCGAAAAGTACCTGCCTGATAGCAGCTATGAGAAAGCGCGTGAAGCTATCGTGCGCCGGTTCTCTCGCCTGCGCTGCAAGCATGATTTCTATTTCTTTGCCTATGCTTATGCCAGGATCAAGAATAAGGAGGGCGGCCCGGACATTCCTTTCTACCTGCGTCCTGCCCAGGTGAAGTGTTGCAAGGTCTTTGAGCACCTGCGTCTGGCTGGCCTGCCTATCTTCGTGATTTTGTTGAAGTGCCGTCAGTGGGGTGGCTCTACGCTCACCGACATCTACATGGCATGGATAATGATATTCTGGAAAACCAACTGGAACTGCAATATTGTCGGCCATCAGTCTACATCGTCTATCACGGTGTTCAATATGTATGAGCGCCTTATCAACTCTATTCCTCTCTGGCTCTTCTATGACACTGGAGAAGAGTATAAGACGGATGCACGCAAGATCAAGAATGATTCCAAAAATCCAAACATCAAATACTTGGTGCCTCGCAACTGTAAGATACAGACTGGCTCGGCGCTTAATCCTGAATCGGCTCGTTCTGACGACGTGGCAATGGCTCATATCACGGAGGAGGCTTTCTTCCCTGATACGGAGAAGTGGACACCGGCAAAGGTGGTGAAGTCGGTAATTGCACCTATCATGTTGAAGCCTTATTCCTTCGTGGTGCGTGAAAGCACGCCTAACGGCTCTGAGAATGAGTATCACGACGAGTGGGTAAAGGCTAAACAAGTGGATGAGCACGGAAACAAGCTCTCTGCATATACGCCTGTGTTCGTGGCATGGTTTGAGATTGAGACGTACTTTGAGCACATGACTGACGATGAACGTGCCGACTTCCTGATAGATCTCTGGAAGATGCGCAAGGATGGGGGCATTGGCGAATACTTGTGGTCACTATGGGAGAAGGGCGCTACCATTGAGGGTATCAAGTGGTATTGGGATAAAGCAAAGACTTTCGATTCCTACCCGTCTCTTGACGACATGCAGCAAGAGTACCCGTCCGACGACATCGAAGCATTCAAATACTCTGGCTCTGCGGTGTTCGACATCTATCAGGTGGAAGCACTGCGTGACGACTGCCAGGAGCCTGTCTTTGTCGGCGACATTGAGGGCGCAAGCGTCTCTCCTGAGCTTCCGGAGTGCATGGATAATGTGCACTTGGTAGAGCAACGCGGCGGCCCATTGAAGGTGTGGGAAATGCCGGATGATACAGAAGATGTGCGTAACCGGTATCTCGTCGCCTGTGATATTGGCGGTTCTCATCGTACTTCTGACTACTCGGATATAGTGGTGCTTGACCGTTACGATGAAATGTACGGTGGTGTTCCAGTGGTCGTCGCGGAGTGGCACGGGCACTGTGATCCGGATCAACTGGCAATGCGCTGCGCTCAGATTTCCCACTTCTACTATGATGCCTTCTTGGTGGTGGAGAATAACACGGCCTACTCGAAGATGAACAACACCGACGGTGACGTCTCTGAACTCTTCTTCCCAATCCTCGTGCCTCTCTATGATAACATCTATAACAGTAACCATAGCAAGACACTAAAGCGCAAGCCAAAGGAATTGCGCTGGGGATTCAACACCAACACCTCAACAAAGGTGGGTGTGATAATGAACTTGAAGAGTATCATCCGTACATCTGGATATATCGAGCGTGAACAGGAGGCGCTTAATGAATACTCCTACTACATGCAATATCCGGATGGTAAGTACGGCAACGTGCCAGGCAAACATGATGATAGGGTGATGGCCAGGGCCATTGCGCTCTACGTCGATAAGCTGGAAATGGATCCTGTCTACGTCGTGAAGATTAAGACACGTGAAGAGATAGCTGCAGAAGAGCGCCGAAAGAAAAAGCCTCTGGCGCCTGAACTCGTCTTTAGATAACCGTTCTGAGGCTTTCAAGCCTCAGCCAAATACAAATTAATATGGACAAAAGAATTACAACCTTCCTCAACAACTGCCTCTATCGTGTCTATGCGCCGGTGGCTTATCGTGTTGAGAAGTACCGGGCCACTCGTATGTGGCACGACGGCGTGCGTCAATGTGTGAAGATGTATAAAGAGATAGGTTCGCCTCGCGTCTATCTCTTCTTCGATGCCAAACACATGGTGTGGTCGCCTATGACGTATGAGGAGAATAAGAAATACAAACCGTCGTTGCGTGTGCTGCGGCGAATGGGCAAGTTGCGTGGATCCAACCTGCCCACAAACGTTGAGGATATGAAAGCTAAGTCTTTCTGCTACACGCCTTCTAAATGGGGTGCGCGCGGCTGTTATGAGGATAACGAGCTGCGCGCACGAAAGTTAAAGCAATGGGTGGCGTATTATCTCACCCATCTGTCGCCTGTTATGTTGAAGCTCCGGCACTACCGGTCTGCGCTGGCAAAGCCTCTCCATCCTTCGACGGCAGAATGTGATTAGTATTCTGCTGCTGGGGCTGGCCTTGGATAACAGGCTGCTGACCTGCGGCGGCCTGTTCCATGGCCTGTTGTGCCTTGCGCTGGTTAAAGTCCATCCAGGCGCGCTTGAGCTGCTGGTGTCCGCCATTGCCAATGAAGTCAAGGAACTGTCCAAAGTCAATCTCGTTGCGCTGGTATGCCTGGTAGGCAATATCTTTCATTTGGTCACGGATAACGGGGTTGTCGTTGTCAGGAGCCATTGCGAGTGACAAATCAATATCACTCATCTTCTTCCTGTCAAAGTAGGTCTTGAAGTCCTCACCGGTCATGATGATACTGCGCTGGCTGCTGTAATAGCCCTGCATGGTCCACACCTGTTTCTTGGCTACTCTGAGCTGGAAGTTGTTGTAACTGCTGATATAGTCGGTAACACTCGTTACGGCGCTGTCCTTCTCTATCTGGTACTGCTTGCCGGAGGTGTTCTTGTGCACACCTTGCATGGCTGGCTGAATACCACTCTGGCGCTCTACCATGTTGGCGTCGCGCTGCATGATGAGGTCTATGCCGGCCGGCAAGCTCTTGTTCTGAATCTGTGTAGGCATGTTTCCACCTTTCTTGCTGGTGTATAGGATAATTCCGTCTACCTTCACGTAGTTCTCTACCATTTCCTCGAAGCTCTGCTTGTCGCTGATACTCTCCACATCAATGGCCATGGCGCCTTTGGCGCTGTTCATGATGATAAAGTCAAGCATGATGTTGTCGTGGGTGTACTGCCTCTGACGGTCTATCATGCGGTCCACAAAGCTTCTCACCTCTCCCTGCAAGCAAGGATAGGCCAGGAACACGTAGGGATGATAATAGAAACTATATCCTTCCCTCACAACCTTATAGGGGCTAACACCTTCATCAAGCAAATACCCGTTGGGACTGATGAAGCGGTAGTACCACAAATCTTCAATGCCAAACTCATACTCTATCAACTGGAGCTCGTCGGGATCCACATAGTAGGTGGGGTTGCCGTCTGCGTCAAGCACGGGCACACCGTTCTCATCCTTCACGATGTTGTCTTGCTTGCGCTTCTCGTTCTCAGCGTCCATGGCGGCCTTGTCTTTCAACGGGCGGTAGCCTACGGTGGCGTTAAGCCTGTCGTGGTACCAATAAGCGCGGTTATACTCCTTGGTCCATATCTCGATAACGCGGTACTTGCCTACAACGCTGGAGTGATAAAAGTCGTCCAGGTGGTCGGTCTGATTCATGCCGGTATCATTGTAGCCCTGCACATAGGCGTTGTTCTGGGCGTTGGCTGCGTAGATTTGGCTTAGCTCGTTCTCCTCGGCGGTGGTATGGGCAAAGAGTTGCAACAGTGCCGGCCAGGTGAGATCGTGAGCCTCAGCAATAAACTCAACGTCGCTCGCGTCCTTCTTGGCAAACACGGGTAATGCTAATTTGAACTGGTCCACACTGTCTACAAACACATCTTCACGGCCTTCACGGAAAGTGTACTGCACCTTGGCACCAACAAATCCCATATCGGCAAACTGCTCGAAGCGGTCGGCGTTCTGCTCGCTCATGTTGTTATTATTGTCGTTCTGGCGAAGGAACTCACTGAAGATACCGGCCATATTGCTGTCGTTTTGGTCGGTGTCTACGCTCTTCACCTGGGGCGACATGTATTGCTGCCTAACGGTACCTTTCAACGACATCATCTTATCGCTGATAATATCGAAGGGGATAGCGGCCATGCCCTTGATCTCCATATACTGCTGCACGGTATATTCACGGCCATTGTACACTACCTTATCGTTGAACTGGCGGCCCATGTAGTAGTCTATATCTCGCACAAACTTCTTACGCAAGTCGCGCATATCGTCGTAATAGTGGGCGGCCTCGCGCACGAGAAGGGCATATTTCCGGTCGTTACTGAAACGACTGTGATCATAGCCTCTCAGGGAGTTGGCGCCTCGCTCCTGAGCGTTGGTATTCTCATTTGTCAGTTGAGCTTGTATCATAGCTAATGGATATTTTGCACAAAAATAAGGCGTTATCGCTCGTCTGTGGTCATAAAATACATATTTTATAACTTTCACTTTCTGTTTCTGCCGTATCTTTGAAGCAAAAATAATTTGTAACACTATGGCTAAGACAGTGAAAGTTTCTGAGCGCTGTGTAATGACAACCGATGATAAGGGTCAGCGCTCGCTGGTGGCAAACGCCAAGGAGGTGCTTACCACAATGAGTAAAAACGGCATCGACGTTTCTATCTTCCTCATCGACACACCAAAGGATGCGGCGGCAAAGTTCCTCAAAGAGAACAATGTGCCATACAAAGCGCTGCTCGCTAAAGACGATAAAGAAGCACGCGAACAGAAGTTTGACTGCTGCGTCCTGCCAAGTGATAAGGTGGTGCTCCTGCGCGACAACTGGAAGTACACCATGGAGGATATTGTCAATAAGCTCTATCGCAACGATGAGCGCAAGCCGGACCTAACGGTCCAGGATAAGATGGACAATGCCTTCAAGGATTATAAGAAGTGGACCGACGAAGCCAACAAACGGCGCGCTGGTGTTGTTGGATAACATTCCTTCATTGACTAAATACTTTCCATTACAATCAAAGGGGAGCCAACGCAAGTTAGCTCCCCTTTTCTAATTATGCCAAACTACTCCGGTGGGTGGCCGTGACGCTTCACGGCTCCCTGCCGATTTCTTTATTTAGGAGTTTCTATTTCATCAACGGCTCTCTGCGCCTGCTGGCGTATCTCCCTGATCTGCTTCATCACTTCTGCGTCGTGGCCCTGGCCCAGTTGTTTCTTGGCCTTGCCTATGGCACTGGTGGCTTTGTTCAGAATGTCGTTGATAGCAAACCAAGCTCCGTAACGCTGGCCAAGGCGTGCGGCTGTGGCATCGTCGCCTGCGGTCTGTGCTTCCTTCACCTGGTCTACATACTTCTTAGCTTGCTTCTTCAACGCTTTCAGCTTGTAATCGTCGCGGATGTCGGCGGCTGTCGTCTGCATCAGATATTTGTCACTCTCTTGCTCCACGTCGTTATAGCTGCCATTCAGGAAGTCGTTTACCTGGCTCATAGCCTCATCACGTGTGAAGGCCTGGTAGTTCTCGGCGGCAAGATATTTATTGATCTTGTTGCGGAGATACTTCTTCTCGCTAAGCGTCTCGGCCTTATCGTACTTCTCAAAGGCGGTCTGCAGATCAACAATGCCGTCGCCCATTTCATTCTTCTGCTCGGCTTTCAGGGTGGTAATGGCGGCCTCTAAGCATTTCTTTGCGTCGATACCGTTCATGGTGGCGGCGCGGTAGGTCAGCAGCACTCCTCCCATGTCCCCAGAAAGAATAAAGGTCTTGAAGAAATCGACGGTCTTGTATCGGGTAAATCCCTTTTGGCTTGGCATCACAATATCAAGCATCTTAAACTCCTTGTCACTTTGTGTGGGCACGGAGAATGGCATGAAATGTCTTGCAGTTACCGCTAACGCGGCTATTTGCTTACCATATTTATTTTGAATATCTGTCATATCATCTCCATAAGTATTGGAGAATCCATGAACACCAAGAGTACCGAATACATCAATACCTGTTCCTATGATTGGGTTTGATTTGCCCATCATACGTTCAATCATAGGGGTTGGGAACTCCAGTCCATGACGACCGATAAACATTTCGGGGAACTCGCGGAACTGCTTTCCCCAACGTGCATACCATTCGGTGCCGTCTTTATACCTTCCTACAAACAGGTGCGTCTGCTGGCCCAGACTGTTGCCGTACATCGTGTAGTCGTACCACTTCATGCCGTCCGGATAGGCAAGCTCATACGGGCTCTTATAGTCCGGATTGGTCAGCCTCATCTTTTCGGCCTTCTCTTTCTCCTTCTCCTCGTCCTGAGCGCGGAAGAAAGCATTTAAGGCATTCCACATTATATTGTAGAATACCAATACGCCTAAGATGTAACACTGCTTTGCGCTCTTACTGCGGAAACGCCGGAACTCGTTCCTCGGGATGCTGAAACCAAAGGCGCGTTTCAGGTTGTCTCTGTTGTAGCGCAAGTAGTTCAGGAAACCGCCTTCACTATACAGGGATCCAAAACCAAAGTTGGCAAAGAAGTGGCGCTGTGTAGATACAAGCCAGTCGGGGGACAATAATAGACGGCGCATCCATTTTAGTTGAGCTGGAGTTACATCCAAAAGCTCCCAATATTGTCCACCAAAGCTATCATTCACGTACTGGCCTGCCTCATCCAACAGTTGGTCGTGCTGCTCGGCGCTCAGGCCTTCTTTCTCTACTCGCTTGGCTACCTGCTCGGCAAACAGTTTGAAGCATGCTATCTTCAATCCGTCGTGGAGATAGTTCCACAGAACTTTATCCATGCCCTTGTTCATCCAGTCAAGCATGGTAGCAAGAGGAGTACCGGCAACTCCGGCGGCTTTAATGCCGGCGCTATCGCTGGCGGCAAGCTTCTTCACGTAGTTGCGTAACTTCTCTGTTATCATGTTCACATCGGCGGCGGCGTAGTCCTGAGTGGCGCCAAGCTGCACAAGGTGACTGGCGGCAAGCTTGTAGTCCTCGGGGTGGGCGTAGGCCGGGATGGTGCGTTTCTTAATACTGTCGAGTATAATATACTTTACCAAAGCCTTTGCTGCTCTGTCTGGTCTCATCTGCGCGCCGGCAACTTCCGTTAGTGCCAAAGCGTGAAAGCCTGAGAAGCTGAGCTGTATCTTCTTCATCGTGCTGGCGCCAAGGTCACAGCCCTTACCAACCTTTGATAGCCAGTCGGGGATGTCCTTAGTTCGCATGGTGCCAAAGATACTTGCAAAGCGTCTCTGAATATCCTTCAGTACCCACACATCACCCACACCGGGAATATGGTACATGGCATAGCGCTCTTCATTGAAGGCGCTGGGCTTGTTGCTGTCCATGAGTGGCAATGTCCTTGTTACCTCGCCGTCCTTGTTTGTCTCACTGATAGTGATAAAACTAAGGTCGTCAAGGAACTTGCGGTTCGCAATGGCTTCGTTGTTGCTGCGGCTGTAATAGGCAATGAGCTTACCAACGTCGGTGAACTTCGGAACAAGGCCGATCTTGATACCGTCCTTATAGGTCAGTATCTCACGGTGCTTCATGTTCTTTGACTTCGTGCGCTGGAAGTTGTCTACATACTCCTCCCAGGCTGACGGGTCGCTCTTGTCTTTGTCCCACACGTGGTTGATATACCCGTTCTCGATATATCCGGCACCACCTCTCAGGCCGGCATCCTCCAACAGATGGAAGAAGTTGTCGTACCAATCGTGAATCTCGTCGATGATGGGCTTGATGTCGGGGTCTATACCATCTGCCTGCTGATAGCCTAACTCTACGTCGGCAAGGTAGGCATTGGCAAAGGTCTGGGCCATTCTGATAACGTCGCTGCGGTCCAGTATGCCCTGTGCCTTCGGGTTGTTCTCGTAGAACTTGTTGAGCTTCTTGGCAACGGCACTCGCGGCCTCTGATAGCTGTTGTTTGGCAAGGCGGCTACTGGGCTGTTTGCCCTCCTGAAGATACAGATCAACAAACTTCTTTAGCTCATCCTTCGCGTCTCGTAGGCCTTCACCTTCTATATAGAAGTGGCTGTCGGCAAAGGTACGGGAAATGTTCAGGGCGTTGGTCATATCGTCCACGTCGGCTTTCAACTCGTTTTCTACCAAGGGGGCTTCTATCATGTAGATAATCTGCTCCCTCAACTCCTCGGGCTTCATACCTTTGCGCTTGGCTACGGTGTCGATACGCTTCATAAGGTCGTGAATGAAGATAGCATCCTCGGCGCTGGCGCTCTCCAGGTTCTTACGGCGTTCTATCACTGCAAGCTTAGCCTGGCGGCGTGCTCCCTGTGGAGTAACATCTACACCTACGGCATCAGCCATATCACGATCCATGCGGCTCTCTATCTCGGCCTCACTCTGGAACTCTTCTTCTGTCTGTGGCTCCTCGGGGCCTGTACCGGAATAGAGCATTTCATCAACACTCTCCTGTTCCTGTATTCCATAACGTGTTTTCCACTCGTTATAGTCATTACGGAAAGCATCGGCGGCATCCTTCTGATATTTGAAGTAGTCCGGGGCGGTCTGCCAAAGGTCGCTCTTGGTCTCATAGTCAGCAACACGGATGGCATAGTCCTGCGGCGTCTCATCTTCCTCACGTTTCGGGAAGGTTCCGGCGCCTTCTTCGTCCTCTGCTATTCCGTTGTCCTTCTTCCACTGAGCAAGATCTTCCTGATAGTTCTTATTGTACTTCTCGGTGTAGTCCTCTTCCTTTGGCATGGGGTCGTTGGCGGCTTTGCTGGCTTCCTCGGCCATGTGCCACTTCTCCCACTCTCTCAGTCTCTGGAAATAGTGGGCCATATCCTCATCTTTGCGTTTGCGCGGCTTGCCCTTGGTACGCTTGGAGAATCTATCATCACGGGTGGCGGCCTCTTCCTTCTCGGCGTCGGTCATGCCCTTCCAATTCTTCAACGCCTTGCCGGTCCTCAGCACGTAATATCTCAGGTCGTGGTCGTTCAACAGGCCTCTTACTCTCAGTCCGATCTTATTCAGGAAGCGGATAAGGTAGTGCTTAACCTTTCTCCACAAACTAAATTCCTCGGGTGTAGCCGGGCCTTCTTCGGCAATGTCGGAAAATACTTCCTGTGCGGCCTCGCTGTATGGGTTGTTGTCGGTGAGGTCTACACCTCCTAACTCCTCTGCCTTATCCAGTATGCGGTCGCGCAACTCCTTGCCGGCACTCTCAAAGATGAAGGTGCCAAACTGCTTCACGGCATCGTCGCTACCTAACAGTGCGCGCAATCCCTCGTGGCCTAACTTCTCATGGAACACGGTGCGCTTTACATCGTCTACTCCCTGCATAGCCGGTGTATAGACATGCACACTGCCGTCCTTCCAGTCGTACCAACCTTTGGTACCGTCGCCTCCTTGGATCTCACGGCGTAAGCTCTCGTTGCTGATTGTGCTCATGTTGTCGAAGTGCACGGGCATGCCTCCCAACTGCTCGGCGGTTTCCTGTGCGGCCTCAACCTGCAAGCGGTACTGTTTATCGCCTTCCTGGTCGGTGAGCCTCGTCACCACAACGGCGCGTGCGCCTTTGAGCTCGGGAATAACCTTGCCGGCGGCCTCAACGCTGAAACCGTTGCCTAAGCTCTCCTGCACCCAGTTCTCCAGTTCACTTTGTGTAAAGCCTTTCTGGTAGGCACGTATCTTGCCTTTCTTATCGGTAACAAGTATCTCGCTCGGGCTGTCAAGCTCTATCTTCTGCTTCTGTTTCTCGATCTCCTTCGCGTCGCGCACATTGATGATAAGCTTACCACCTGTTTTCATGTGGCGTACCATGTCACTTAGTACGTTGGCTCTCCAGTCGTCGGGAATAACATTGAGCACGGCGTTGCTGATTACTACGTCGTAGTCCTTATCAATGGCGGCATAGTCGGTGAAGGTGGGGGCGCCTGCCTCGCGGTGTTCGGCTGGGTATGGTTCCACATCATCTACGGTAAAGTTGAATCCGGCGCTCTGGCCGTTCTCACTCTGTCCGCGTAACGTCATGGTACCATAGCCTAAGCCACTGCTGGCATCAAGGACGGTGAGCGTCTTACCGGTGCGCTCCTGCTCGCGCTGCATCCAGTTGCCTATCTTGATATAGGTTTTCTCGGTGCTGCGTATCTGCGTGGAGTGCTGGCCGGTGCTCGTCTCTTGATCCTCAATCCAACGCTGGCCAAACTCATCAAACAGTGCGGTGCTACTGCGTTTGCTGATGTCGTTTGTACTATTTTTGTTACCCTCGTCGCCTTCGGGCTTCTTATCCTTGTTGTCGGCTGTGAGTTTCTTATATTCAGCGTCGATTTTCTTCTTTTGCTCCAGGGCCTCGGCAAGCTCGGCTTCACGTGGGAAATTAGGTTCTCCGGGGTCGCCTCCCTCCAACTTATGTTTGTATTCATCAATGGCCTGCTGATAAGCTTTGCCATTGTTGATTACTTTCTCCAACATGCGGCGGTAGGTCATACCGGCGGCGGTGTCGTCGTCGCTGAGCACACCTTCGTACTTAATCTTTGATGGGGCACGGAGAATCACTTTGCGGACTGGCTGAGTGCTGATTTTGAGATCAGTAGTAGGCGTGCCTACCTCAGCATCTATGCCAAATCCGGACAGTTTCACCATTTCACCCTTCTTCAGCAAAGAATGAATATACTTGCCTGCCTCTCCGGCCTTGGTGAACTTCTGGCCCTCGGGGTGCTTATCAGAAGTGACGGTGACAGTAGAAGGATATTTACCTTCTTTGTCTGGCTTGAAGCCTGCGTCGGTGATAATCTCCTGGTCCCTGGCGTTGCCTCGTTTCAATGCCTCGAAGTTGGAAAGTGAGCGCTTATCACGGTAGAACTGATTAACTCGCTGCTCATGCTCTACCATGTATTGGCGCTTCGCCTTAATCAACTTGTCCACCTTCTTATCCATCTTGGACTTGTCAAGGATGATTGGATTGCCGGACAGAAGGGCGACAACGCTTGCTGGGTCGAAATCGCTATCATCACCGGCGGCTCCTTCGTCAAAGCTTCGTGCCTCGCTTCCATTGCTGGCGCTTACCTTAAAGGCGTCGATCATCCTCTGTTTGGTAGACACAAGCTGATATTTATAGAGATCCAAACTTTGCTCGGTAGCATAGTAGAACACTTCTACTTTGTCATCGTTCTTGTCTCTTGCAAGCCAGTTGCCCTGACGGGCGCCACGGCCATTCTCCTGTGTCACGTTGGCTGGGTTCCAACTCATATCTACATGGTGGATAGCAACCATGCGCTGTTGAATATTCAGTCCTGTACCGGCGTTCTTAGCACCTCCAATGAGAATACGAACGGTACCGTCGTTCATCTTCTTACAAAGCTCAGCGCGTTTCTTGTCTGTATTAGCCTTGTGAATATCGAAAATCTCTTCCTTGGGGATTCCGTAATCAGTGGAGAGACGATTGATGAAGTCTGTGTATACGTCATATTCCTTCTTACCGTCGGGCACACCAAGGTCACAGAAAATAACTTGTGTGCCTTTGTCAGCACTGAATTTGTCGTATATTTTCTTTACGTTGTCACACACGTAGGTAATCTTACCTCCGTCGCCGTCGTCCATATCGGGCTTCACCAACTTAACGTTGATGGCTGCCTTAGTACTGATATTGGTTGCCAACAATGCCCACGGTTGATCCTGTCCACTCGCTGTTTTGTCGGGGATACCAAAATATCCTCCATGATGGTTCCTGACCATGTTCAACACTTCACGGGTAATCTCTTTAAGTGAATCACTGGCTGGTACCGTGACGACGTGGACATTCATCTTCGGCTTGGGCAACTGTAAGTTGAGGTCGTTGCGCACATCGGCTACCTCTGTATAGAGCTTCGCAAGCTCTGCCAGGTTTTCAAAGTTCCTAAACCGTGCCTTGTCTACCAATTCGCCTTTGTAGTCGAACTCGCCTTCGGTAGAACACTCTGCAAAGTTGGCGGCCCAGGCATCAAAGGTATTGAAGCCAAGCTCCTTCATCTTGTTGGGGCGTATATACTGGAACAGACTGTACAACTCCACAAGTGAGTTACTGATGGTGGTACCTGAAGCAAGTATCAATCCTTGGTCGCCTTGGTGAAGCTGCTGCAGATAGCGTGCTCCACAAAGCAAGGCCATAGAGCGTGCACTTCCTTCGGGGTTGCTAAGTCCGGCGATCCTGTTATGGGTTGTGACGTATGCAAGGTTCTTGAATTGCTGGCACTCGTCCACAAACAGATAGTCCACGCCTAAGTCCTCAAAGGTAAACTCGCGGTCTACCTTCCTATCTAATAGACGCTGGACCTTTACCTTTAGTCGTTCTCTTCGCTTCTCCAGTGCCTTCTGTTGGCGCTTGGTGAGTTGAGAGTTGCCGGACGCCTGCTTTAGTATTTCTATCGCTGCTTCAAGCTGGTCGATCTGTTCTTGCAAAATACCGGTCTCTATTTCTTCCTTGTGGGGCAACATACCATATTGCTCATGGCTCAGGATAACGCAATCCCAGTCGTTCACGGCAATGCGTGAAAGCATCTGCTTGCGGTTCTCCTTCTTGAAGTCGTTGTCCATAGGAGCAAGCGCACGCGCAGTAGGGAAGGCTTCGTGAAACTCCTTCACCATCTGTGGCACGGTAGCCTTCAATGCAATAATCATTGGCTTTTTGGCAATGCCCATACGGCGCATTTCCATAATAGCACTGTGCATAACCAACGTCTTGCCGGCGCCGACAATATGATCAATAATGCCTCCGCGATTGTTAATGAGCATCCAAACGGCATCCTTCTGATGAGGGCGCAAGGTCTTACCCTGCAAGCCTGGTATCTGGAGGTGGCTTCCGTCAAACTTCGGAATAACGGTAGTATTAAACTTCTCGTTATAAATCTTGGTTAGGCGGTCGGAAATATCGTGGTGCGCACTGATAAAGTCCTCGAATTTCTCGCGGATCTGGTCTATCTTATCGTTGGCACTGTTGGTCTCGTCCTCGTCGGTATATTCGTGGCCGTCTCTGTCTTTAAGTCTGACAGTTACCTTATTGTTCGTTAATGCGGCCTCTATGAGTTTTTGATTATTGCAGTGCTCGGTCTTCCACTCGTTGGCTTTGCCGGATGTCTCATAGCCTTCAATATAGACGTTAAACACGTCGGCTTCTGGACTATAAACAATACCGGTGTTGGCATTATAGCGGTCTACGCCTAACAGGTCTTGAATGAAGGCGGTATAGATGTCGTCGGGTACCCAACGGGCTCCCATGTGGATGGCAATACCAATAAATGGGATGTCGGCTGGCTGCACGGCTTTCAGAGCCTCAACATTCCTGTCAAAGCGGTGATCCATCTTCGCGGCGGCCTCAGCTTCTTTCAGCTTGGCTTTAACATTGCCACTAAGATATAAGTCGCGCATTTGGTAGCCTCCACCGGGTTCCTCAAACACAACGCCGTCTACCTTGTCTATCCAGTCCGGGCCTAACTTAGATTCCATGTACTCGGGGCGTATCTCTCCATACTCGGCGAGTGACAACGTAATCATTTCAGAAGGCGTGCTGGCGCTGTCAAGGTCAATCTTGCTCTTGATGGTACTCTTCTCGAAGATGTCGCTAAGGCCGGCAAACTTGCCGTCGTTCATCTTCTCCAGGGATAGGATGCTATAACCGTCGATGTCCTTCTTGATAAAGTCGTTCTTCTTATCATTCAGACGGCCATAGTGGGCTACAAAGTTGTTGTAGGCCTGTTTGAGCTTGGCACGCAACAGTTTCACCTGTGCTTCTTCTGCTCCTCCTATCTCCTCGGCAATGAGCTGCTTCATGGCGGTGCGCACGGGGATCATCAGGCGTATCTTGGCGGCCTGGCTCGCAAGTTTAGGATCGGCAAGGAACTGGAAGGTTCCTGATTTGTCGCCTTTGGGCTTGGATAGGTAGCCAAACTTGCCGTTCTGCTCCACAATGTTACCGTCGCCTTGGTAGTCACCATTGCCTACATACTCTTCGCGCACTGCGTCGTAAACCTGACGTGAGCTCTTGGTGGTATCGTAAAGCTTACCCTTGCGGCTGGCTGGTACCACGTATTTGTCGATGAGGTCTGTGAGCTTCTGGGCTATCTCGGCGGTGCTCAGGTCTGAGGTGAGGCCGTAAGCGTCGCCTCTGTACTGGTTACCAAGTTTGATGTTGCCGATAACCATTTCAGGATGCTTTCCGTAATAGCCATTGTAGTGCACAACGGCGCTTTCCCACTTCTGCTGTATCTCTTCTTCATAGTCGCTCAGGAATGGAGTTTCTATGTCAGATAGGTACTGCTCGGTGCGTGTGGCTGTCTTATCCTCTCCGTCTTTATACTTGCGGAAGAAGATAATATCAGTAACAGGATTGGTACCGGCTCCTTTGAAGGTGTTATCCGGCAAACGCACGGCTCCAAGTATCTCACAGTTGTCTGCGATATACTTGCGCACAAGCTGGTTGCCCTTCGTGTCCATGATGGCATTGCTGGTCATTATATAACCAATGCCTCCGGGCTTCAAAAGGCTGATGTTCTTAACCGTGAAATAGTTGTGGATGCGGCTCTGAGCAAACTTCTTGACGGGTTCACTGGTGCCCTTCCATGACGGATCGTTGACGGCAATATCGCCAAATGGGATATTACTGCCTACTACGCTCATACTATTGTCAGGGAATCCGGCATCCTGGAAACCGATAATCCTAATGTTGGCATCGGGATAGAGCAACTTCACAATATTACCGGTGAGCCAATCAAGTTCGGTACCGTAGATCTGGGTACGCTGCTGCATGCTCTTAGGCATGGTTCCTTCAAGCACACCACTACCGATACTGCCGTCAAGGAAACTGCCTCCTCCCTTGTAGCCTGCACGGTCAAGGAAGTGGTTAATGCCTCGGGCTACATCAACAGGGGTGTAATAGCTCGTCAGGGCGGCATGTTGGATGTCGTCAAGTAGTTTGTGCTCGTTGTGAGGGTCTATTTCCTCGAGTATGTCGGCAAGCTTAGCTACATCTGCTGATCCACGACGGCGCATGTAGTCGTAATCATACCACATACTGCCGTCGGTGCCTCCCCATCCTCTGAACTTGCCAAGCTCGGCACGCTCCTCGGGGGTGGCTGGTCTGCCCTGGCGCAAACAGTCTCTCAGTATCTCAAGGGCGCGTATGTTAGTGCGCAAGCGCTGGCCGGCGTTCATGTTGTCGATGCCGGTGGCATCGTCGGGATAGAGATAGTTGCGCGTGTTAAGCGGCTTCTCTTTCTCGCTTGCGGGCTTGGGACTGTGATCGTCCGGCCTTATATCGTCCTTTACTTCTGGCTTGGGCTTTGAGGCTGGTTTGCTTGCTGGCGTCTTGCTGCCAGTCGGCGCTGGCCGTCCTCCACGATCTGGTTTATCCAGTCCGCCATTGACGGGTCGCTGTCCTCCTCGTCCTCCGTCTGCATGTACTGTTCCTGCATCTGGGCTCTCAGTATCTCCGAAATCTGATCTGTCGAATAAGTCCCCTGAACTCGTAGGTCGTGTTCCTGGTCGTCGTACGCTTCCTGAGTGTCCTCCAGGCTTGCTTCCAGTTGTCCCTGCTGAAGAAGCTGCTCCAGTTCCTCCGGCCTGAACTCCTGCATCAGATCCAGTCTTTGCTGTGCCCAATACTCCCGGCTTTGGATTAGCTGGTTTCTCAGCTCCTCCACCTGTTGCTGTTGTTTCTTGTCCATGGTTATCTGTCTTTACTTCATGTTCTGTTGGCAAAGATACGGAATTTTCCGGCTTCTTGGTCTCAGGAAGGGTAATATCTTCCCAATCGGCCACTTCATACATCACTGGAGCCAGGCCGGTATCAAGCACGGGCTGGCCGGTTGTCTCAAAGTCGGTAACGGTGGCCGGCTCGCCTTTGTATATCACCTTATCACCGATATTCAGTTTCGGGTGCTCGGCATGGGCGGCGTTCTCACGTGCAAGTAGCTCCTCGGCGGCATCTATCTGGCCCTTCACCTTTTCAAGCTCTATTTCAAAATGACGGTGCTTGTTCAGTGTATGGCTGCCATTCATGCTGTTTGTTAGCTGGTCTCTGAGATCTCTTAATCTCGTCAGCTCTTGTTTGAGAACATCGGCGGTATCAGTAGCATGGTCAGATGCATATCTAACTGCGGCTTTGGCGTTCACATCCTTCAAGGCGCTAAAGAACTTTGATGAGCTCAGTGTGAGAAGGTTCTTCTCGCTTAGATAATCTTCATCGGTAGGCTTTAATGGGCTGGCGGCTTCATCTTGCTTGGCTGCCTTCCTCTTCTCGTAGTCGGCAATAAGCTTGTTAGCCTCATCAACGGCTTTCTTTACAAGCTGGGTAAACTTCTCATCACCTACGGCGCTCTGTGCCTCAGCTATCCAACGTTTCAGATAGTCGCGCTGTTCATCGTTCTGCATGGGTTGTTTCCCACTGCGGATGGCATCAACCATATCACGCACAATGAAGTTGCGCATGAGCTCGAAATCTTCAATACGTTTGAGCACATGTTTGCTGCCTTGTGTCAATGCAAGGTCTATCTTGGCCTGCTCAAGTATCTTGTTGATGCGTGCAAGGTCGGGGCGTCCGCACTCGTTCCATACGAAATAGAACTTATCGCGCTCGGGGTCACCCTTCATTCCTCTCAATACGGCATATTCGTAGGTAGGCTCGTCGATATAGTGAAGATGGTCGCCGGCATCGCTAAGGATCTCATAACCTTTCTTTCCGTCGTGTGACTTCTGCATCTTCACTTGGTTCTTACCCTCGCGTGCCCACTGGTCGATGTATTCAGCAACAGTCTTATAACCTTCTCCCCAGTCCTGCTTCTCATTCAGGAGCATCTTAGCCATTTCGCGCTTGCGTGGGGTAAGGGTATTAAGATACTGCTCCACTGCATCGGCGGTGCGGTTATCATTGCCTCCTTCCTGTGGTGCTGGATCCTCGGCGGCTGGTTGCACGGTGTCGGTAGTCTTAATGCCTAACTGCTCGTCGGCTTTCGGGTTCTGGGGCTCTATCATGTCAAACAAGGATGGCTCCTGAACTGTTGCCTTCTTTGATTTGGCTGCCTTGGTGGGCTTAGACTTTGGCGCTGGTGTCTCGGGAACTTCATAGCCAGTACTCCTCGCTAAACGCTTCATATCCTCTAAGAAGGTGGAAAGCGGTGTATCAACGGCTGTGAAATGGTTACTCTCGCTTCGTCCTTCTCCCTGCAGGCGGTACATGATACGGCCTAACACAAGGTCGTCAAAGTCGTTGCGGTCAAGATTCAAATTGATGTAGATATACTTGCCGGTGCCCGGAAGGTCTATCTTCATATAGATGTCACCTCCTATCGGGGCAAGGTTAGCATTGGCAAGGTTGCGTTTGTTGGTCTTTTGGCCAAGGGCGGCATAAATCTCCTTTGCCAATCGGTTGGCGTCCTTCAACGCTAACTTTTCTGCCGACTTCATATAACCATAACTCTCATGCTCGGGGCTATTGGGGTCATGCTTGTAGAAGCCTAACAGGGCAAGTTGCTCATCTACCTTCTCTAACTGCTCATCAATCTTCTTCTGGGCGTCGTTTACTTCATCCTCAGTTGTTGCTGTTTCTGCAACACTTTCTGCTTGGCTTGCAATAGCCTCTGCTTGGCTTGCAATAGCCTCTGTATTTGCTGGTTCGTTTCCTGTTTCATCGTTATTCTGTTTACCTAATACTGATTCTGCAAACTTCTTGGCATCGGCCTCTCCGGATTCAAAAACAAATCCTGCCTTGCCAAAGCTGGAGTAATAGCCTCCAAAACTCTTTACCTGTTTCTTAAGATCAAGGAACTTGTCTCTGTCGAAACGCTCGGTGAAGTTCACTACCCAAATATCAATGCCTTTCTTCTTGTGCCAACGCTGAGTGATGGAGTAGCCGGGGTTATCCTCGGCCTTGTCTATCATT